CGTAGCGGCCACTGTGAGCGCCGCACAGCAGCAAGTTGAGATGATTGCTCGCATATTTGCCGAGACGGGCGTAAAGCGTATGTATGAGCTTGTGCTTCATCTGGTAACGACCCACCAAGACCGCGAGCGCATGATAAAGCTTAATAATAATTTTGTGCCAATAGATCCGCGTGTGTGGAACAGCGACATGGACGTTACGGTAAATGTAGCTCTCGGACGCGGTTCTGATACCGAGCGCATGTTGATGCTACGTCAGATTGCTGAAATGCAGAAAGATGCAATGAGCACAATGGGTCCGATTAACCCACTTACCGATATGCAGAAACTGTCTAACACATTAAAATCTATGACAGAAATAGCAGGGTTTAAAGATACCTCACAGTTTTGGGGCGATCCTGCGCAGTTTCAGCCACCGCCTCAAGATAAAAAGCCAGATATTAACGAGCAACTTATCCAAGTGCAGATACAGCAAATACAGGCGGATATTCAGAAAAAAGCTGCCGAGCTACAAATGGAGCGTGAGAAGTTTCAGCTTGAGGATGATCGCAAGCGTGACGAGCTAGAGGCGGAGCTATTTGTAAAAGCGGAAGAAATGAAAGCTAAGTACGGCACGCAGCTTAACGTCGAGCAGATTAGATCTGATCTGGCGATTAATCGAGAAGTTATGAAGGCGCAGGCCGACGTAATAAAAGAGGCTGCGCGTGAAGACTAAACAGCAAATTATAGATGACGGCAGGGAGGCGGAGCGCCTTCTTTCCGACACAGATCTCAAAAGATTTTTACAGGAGATCGAGCAGGATTGTTGGTTTGAGTTTAAGTTAACTGAGGCCAGTGATAGTGGTAGCCGCGAGGCTATTTACATGAAATTACGCGGCGTCGAAATGGTACGCCAATCGCTGCGTGCAATGGTAGATAACGGGGCTATTGAAATTAAAACAAAATAAGCCCATAATATGGAGTTAATGAGATGGCAGAAAACAGCAACCCACAAGGGACTGACCTGTACAGTGCTCAAAATGCAATCAGAGCCATGCTTGCGCCCGAAGAGGATAACGCTGCGGCAACTGATGCGCTTGAGGCCGAAACCACTGAAGAAGTAGTGGAGGAGGCTGAAGCCTCTGAGGAGATGGAGGCAACTGAGGAAGATAATTCAGTTGTCGAAGGATCTGAGGAGGAGCTCGAAGTTGAAGAAGATGCAGAAAGTTCGGAAGACGAATCCTTCGATATACTAGGGGCCATAGTAGAGGTCGATGGTGAAGAGATAACCGTTGAAGAGCTGAAAGCAGCTAATCTAAGACAGAGAGATTACACACGTAAGACGCAGGAATTGGCAGAGCAGCGTAAAACGCTAGAAGCGCAATACTCCGAAATCGAGCGTGAACGTGCACAATATGCTCAGATGTTGCCTGCTTTGCAGCAACGGCTTGAGCAGAAGGAGCAGGAGCCTGATTGGGACACACTGTACGACACAGACCCCACGATGGCAGCGAAGGCAGAACGTCAGTGGCGGAAGCAGCAAGACGAGCGTGAAGCTCAGATGCAGGCCGTCCAAGCCGAGCAACAGCGATTGCAAAAGTTGCAGCAAGAAAAGATGCAGCAAATGCAGGAGCAGTATGTTTCTCAGCAACGCGAAATACTGCCGGAAGTCATACCCGAGTGGCGCGACAGTAAAGTTGCGGCGCAGGAAGCAACCCAGATACGGGACTTTCTACTTGGCGAAGGATTTACCGAGCAGGACATTGGCGGTTTGACAAATGCCACGCTTGTGAAGTTAGCAAGGAAAGCCATGCTATATGATCGAGGAGAAACGCGAGTTACTGCGGCAAAGGCCAAGCCGAAAAAAGCACGCGCCAAGACATTAAAAAGCGGCTCAAAAGCGTCACAGCCTAGACCTAAGTCAGATGCACAAAAAGCGATTCAGAACGCAAAACAATCCGGCCGTGTCCAAGACGCGGCTCAAGCAATAAGAGCCTTACTATAGGAGATTTATAATGGCTATTGTAACAAATACTTTCACGTCCTTTTCAGCTAAAGGTATACGTGAATCGTTGGCTGACATAATCAGCTCAATTTCGCCCGAAGAGGTGCCTTTTCAAAGTAATGTTGGATCTGAAAACGTGTCTAACACTTATTTTGAGTGGCAGACTGACGCTTTGGCGGCAACAAGCAAAACCGCACAAATCGATGGTGACGACGTAGGGTCTTTTGATGCTACGGCAGCAACCACTAGGGTTGGTAACTATACGCACATTTTGCGTCGTACAACTATTGTCGCTGACAACCTAGCAGCGCAAGATTTAGCCGGCAGAAATGATGAGTTAAGTTATCAGTTGGCTAAGCGCGGCAAGGAATTACGCCGTGATGTCGAGGCAGTTTTAACCGACAATAACGCTCAAGTGGCCGGTAACGCTTCCACAGCTCGTGAGACCGCAGGTCTTGGCGCTTGGATTGCTACCAACGACAACTTTGGGTCAGGTGGTGCATCACCAACTGGTGACGGTAGTGACGCTCGTACAGACGGTACGCAAGCTGCATTTACCGAGGCAAAGCTTAAAACTGCAATGCAGGCTGCGTTTACAGCCGGCGGTCAGCCAAGCATCTTGATGGTTGGGCCACATAACAAGACAGTCGTATCAGGCTTTGCCGGTATTGCTGCTCAGCGTTATCAAGCTCCAAGCGACAGCCCGACAACAATCGTTGGAACGGCAGACGTGTATATGTCAGATTTTGGAACCTTAAACGTGGTTTGTAACAGGTTCCAAAGAGACCGCGATGCGTTCATGCTAGACCCAGAGTATGCATCAGTATGTTACTTACGTCCGATCCAACAGGTAGAACTTGCCAAAACCGGTGACGCAGAAAAAAGAATGATTCTCTGCGAATTTGGTTTAAAAGTTCTCAATGAGGCAGCTCATGCAGGATCTTTTGACCTAGCAACATCATAATACATTTGGGGCGACATTAGTCGCCCCATTTACTTGGAGTTAAAAATGAAGCGTATATTTAGCCAAGACCCTGCAACTGGAATAACCAAATATTGGCACGTAACTGATAAGGGCGAGTATGTCGTTGAGACAAAACAAGACGTCTCCGCAATCGCCGAAAGAAATAAAAACGAGTACAAAGAGACACCGAATAGATACAAAGACGTTAATAAAGTAGCGTCATTGCCTCTTACAGTGTACTATGAGCTCAAGCGTCAGGGGATTGCAGATGATCCGAAGGCGATGCGTAAGTGGCTAAACGATAGTGAGCAACAAGTATTTAGGACAAGGGCAGGCACATTATGAGCATTACAACCTACTCTGAGCTCAAGACATCCATAGCCAACTGGCTAAACAGAGATGACTTAACAAGCGTAATACCTGATTTTATCGCTCTTAATGAAGCAGATATGGATCGCAGAATAAGACACTGGCGTATGGAACAAAGAGCTACCGCTACTATTGACACGAGATATACAGCTCTGCCTTCTGATTTTATGGAAGCCGTAAGGTTTCATTTAGACGTAGATGAGCGGCCAATAGAATTGGCGACGCCTTTATTTCTGCAAAAGAAAAGAAACGAAAACTCTGACTCAACTGGGCGCCCACAGTATTACGCAGTTATCTCAGGGCAAATAGAGGTTTGGCCAAAGCCAGACACAACGTATACCGGTGAGCTTTACTACTACGCTCGAACTGCAACTTTAAGCGACAGCAATACTTCTAATTGGATATTGCAGTATTTCCCAGATACTTACCTATATGGATCTTTAATTCATAGCGCCCCATATTTGGTCGATGACGCCCGAGCTCAAACTTGGACAGCATTGTATCAAAGCGCAATAGGTGGTATAAACGGCAACAACGATAAAGCTAAATATGGCGGCTCGGGGCTGCGTATGCAAATTAACAGTTATTCATAGGAGTCAAAATGGCAAGTATTTCAGATTATGTTTTGGACGCTGCGCTCGCTAAGTTAGATACCGAGGCAGACCGCATTGATATTACATCACAAGAAGCCACCACGTATGCAGGGGCGACTAGCACCTACACGCTTGGCAACTCAACATCCTTGGCGTTTGGCGCTCCAGAAAATGGGGACACATCTGGCCGCAAGGTCAGGGCAGGAGCTATAACTGATGGCTCGGTAACTGGAACTGGAACCGCAACTCATTTTGCCATAGTAGACGTCTCTGCAACAAGGCTTTTAGCCACGGGGGCTCTATCCACATCTCAAAGCGTAACATCAGGCAACTCATTTACGATTGCAGCATTTGACGTTGAAATCCCTGACCCATCATAGGTGACACATGGTTAAGTTAGTTAACAGAGCCAAGATGACGACGAGCACAACCGGCACTGGAACTATTACTTTAGGGTCAGCCTCGGTAGGATTTCAAACATTTACAGACGCAGGCGTATCAAATAGCGACACTGTTAGATACGTAATTGAGGATGGTAATAACTTTGAGATAGGCTCTGGCGTTTACACCCATAGCGGCACAACTTTAACGCGTAATGTATCAGAAAGCTCAAACAGCGGAAACGCTATAAATTTATCTGGTGCGGCTAAAGTTTTTATAACAGCTACAGCAACTGATATTCAGTACGCTAGAAAAACGACAACTGAATTTACCGCAACAAGTGGTCAAACATCTTTTACTGTAAGTCATGATGTTGGTCTGGAAATGGTTTTTTTAAATGGCGTTATGCTTGTAGACGGTGGCACAGATTACACAGCTAACGGCTCTACAATTTTATTAGCAACAGGCGCGACAACTGGTGACTTACTTTCAGTAGTCGCTTTTGAGGGTGTCAATCTAGCAGATCTTAACGCAACAGATGATTTCGGACTTATTACAGGTAGCGCAACTATTCTAGACGATTTTGGCTCAATTACAGGATCATAAAAATGGCAAGACAAGTACAATTCAGACGCGGCACAACTAGCGAACATAGTTCATTTACTGGCGTTGTCGGCGAGATTACAGTTGATACTGACAAGGATACGGTGGTTGTTCACGACGGCTCAACGGCAGGTGGTCATCCACTTGTTAAGCAGCTATCTGATCTAAGCATTACGGCTAATGCAACTGAGATAAATACGTTAGATGGAGTACCTGCAACGCTGACGGCCACTGAACTTGGCTACGTTGACGGTGTAACCTCTGCTATTCAAACACAGCTAGACGCAAAGCAAGCGGTTGTAACAAACGTATCCGACACAGAAATAGGTTACTTAAATGGCGTAACAAGCGCAATACAAACGCAGCTAGATACTAAAGTTGGCGCTTCATACACTGGTGATGTAGATATAACTGGCGAGCTACTCGTTGACAGCTACAACGAAACCTACGCAGCGGTCACTTCTAGCTCTAACGCCACAACGGTAAACTGTGAGGCGGCTAATGCATTTAGCCATGTACTAACAGAGAACACCACGTTTACTTTTAGCAATCCCCCTGCATCTGGCACTGCATTTAGCTTTAGCATTGAGATCATACAGGACGCATCAGCATCAGGCTTTACTGTGACATGGCCTGCCTCTGTAGATTGGCCTAGCGCCACCGCACCTACTCTGACAGCCACAGCAAATGCGAAGGATATATTTGTTTTCTACACGAGGGATGGCGGCACAAACTTCTACGGATTTACCGCAGGTCAGGCGTTAGGATAAACGGATGAGCACTAAGAAAAAGTTATTACTTGGGTCGGCAGGGGCGGCAGCAGGTGGTGCAGGTCTTGATGTAGACGAGGTGTTCAGCACTAATCTATGGGTTGGAACAGGAAGTGATGTCGTTGTAACTACTGGAATTGATTTGCAAAATGAAGGTGGAATTGTATGGGTAAAAAACAGAGGTAGGTCATCCACTGATCACACTATTTGGACAAGAAACGACCAAACAGGTTGGTTAAAACCAAATACAACTGCTGCAATTACAAATCAAAATTGGATACGTGATTGGACAACTACAACTTACACTGCTGCTGGTAACTCAACTAATTACGCTTCTTATAGTGGCGATGATTATGTTGGTTGGACATTCCGCAAAGCCCCTAAGTTTTTTGATGTTGTGACATGGACAGGATCGAATTTTGGAGGTGGTAGACAAATCTCTCACAACTTAGGTTCTGTTCCTGCCATAATCATAATTAAAAGAACAAGTGCAGTTTCCGCTTGGTACACTTGGCACAGAAGTAGGCCCAATGCATATACAGTTCTTGATGAAGCAGACGCTGAATCTACGTCTAGTACAAAGTATTACTTTGGAGATGGCACAAATGTAGTTGCGCCTACGTCTACAGAGTTTACCACCCAAACAATGAATGAAAACGGTCACACTTACGTAGCCTATCTATTCGCACACAACGACAGTGGTGACGGTGGGTTTGGCCCTGATAGTGATCAAGATATTATAAAGTGTGGAAGTTATACTGGTAATACCTCTACTAGACCTAGTATTGATCTTGGGTTTGAGCCACAGTTTCTTATGATTAAAAGAACAGATAGTGACGATAATTGGTATATGCTTGACACTATGAGAGGTATAGTGACGAGTGCAGGTAATGACACTTATTTATATGCTAATACAAGTGGTGCTGAAGCTACTGTTTCAGAAGTTTTAAAAGTAACCTCAACTGGATTTAAGTTAGAGGATGACTTTGGTGGATGGAACGCCTCTGGCGGCACTTACATTTACATGGCAATACGCAGAGGCCCACTAGCTGTGCCAGATGATGCGACTAAGGTTTTTGCTATTGATAATCAGACTGCAAGTTCTGCGCCTTTCTTAACAAGTAACTTTCCTGTTGATATGGTTCTTAGAAAAGATACAGCAGGTGGTAACTCAGAAATAATGTCAAGGTTGACGCAAGGTAAAGGACTTATTGCAAATTCTTCTGGCGCAGAACAATCAGATAGTGTTGCTCAGTTTGATTTCAACGATGGGTGTTTAGATGGTACTGGCACTGATACAAGTCGTTATGGTTGGATGTGGAGACGTGCACCCTCGTATTTCGATGTGGTTGCTTACCAAGGCACAGGAAGCAATAGAACTGTAAGCCATAACCTTGGTGTAGCGCCTGAGATGATGTGGGTAAAAGAAAGAAATGGTGGTAGAAACTGGGCAGTTTATCATAGTGCATTAGGTGGTACAAAATATCTATATCTAAACACTACAGATGCAGAGGCTGCTCATATTAGTATCTGGAATAATACAGCACCTACAAGCTCTGTATTTAGTGTTGGTACAGCAAATAATACAAATAGAAGTGGCGGTGAATACATAGCCTACCTTTTTGCTACCGTAGCAGGTGTATCCAAGGTGGGAAGCTTTAGTCATACAAGCGGCTCTACAACTAACGTAGATTGTGGCTTTAGTAGTGGTGCTAGATTTGTGCTTTTGAAACGTACAAGTGGTACTAGTGGTTGGTTTACTTATGATACTGAAAGAGGCATTGTAAGTGGCAATGATGCACTGTTGTATCTTAATTCAACTAATGCTGAAAACGGTTCGTTTGATATAATAGACCCTTATTCATCAGGCTTTACGATTAGTGGCCCAGACTTTTATGGTGGAACTCACATCTTCTACGCAATCGCATAACAAATCAACTGACGAAAGGAGTATCAACTAATGTCAGAATACAGAGAAAGAACAACAGGCGAAGTTAAAAGCCAAGGACAATGGAGGGCAGCATTTCCGAATATGTCTTTGCCTCGTGTTTGGGGCGCTAACGTCTGTGATAGTATGAATATTGACCCAGTGTTAGCAAGCCCTGCCGCTACAGTAGGCGCATATCAGTACAGCGCAAGAGATGGCGTTGAGCAAAACAGCAACGGTGATTGGGTTGAGAAGTATGTAGCAAGGGATATGTTTGCTGATACTACTGAGGATGGCGTTACCACTACAAAGGCAGAGCATGAGGCTGCGTATCAGGCAACGTTAGATGCTAACACTGCAACTGCAAACAGATCAACCAGAGACAGCAAGCTTGAAGAGACGGATTGGCATGGCATGTCAGACGTTACAATGTCTAGCGAAATGACCACGTATCGCCAAGCCTTGCGAGATATTACAGCGCATGAAAACTGGCCTAACCTACAAGATGCCGATTGGCCTACAAAGCCGTAAGGAGAAAACAATATGTCAAAAGCGCGTGACCTTGCTAACTTAATAGCTAGCGGAAATGTATTAGCAGACGGTGCGGTTTCAGTAGCAGAGATAAGCGACTTAACTGCAAGCGCAGCCGAGCTAAACAAGCTTGATGGTGTGACTGCAAGCACAGCCGAACTTAACCAAGTGGTCGGTGCAACAAGCGCACTACAGACACAGCTAGATAACATTAGCGTTACCTCCGGCAGCTTAACCAAGACGTTTACACAGAATGAAACAGCAGACATTACCTTGTCTCAGGGCATCACATCTGCACCAGTAGTCAGCGCAACGAAAGAAGTACCACAAACAGGCGTATCAACAAAGGGTAATTGGGATGTAAATTCTACAGCATCGAACTATGACTTCCACAATACCGCTGCTAATGTGACGCTTACGCCAAATACATCAACAAATACATTAACATTAGGTTCTGGTTCATTTGCTGCAACAGACGTAGGCAAACGCATAGTCGGAAATGGCGGTGATGTTGTTCTTACCGCTACTTCTGGAACATATGATATTACTGGCGGCTCACAATTTACAGACGCTTCTACGATTGCAGCAGGTAGTTGGTCTATGTTTGGGCTGAAAAGCGCAGGTGATGCTGATGGTATTACTATGGCAGGTGGCTCTGCATCCTCAGAAGCAATTTTTGATATTTTTGGTGATGGTTCAGCAGTTTCTTTACATCAACTTAATAATAATTTTACTGATGAGAGTGGTAATTATACAGCGACAGGTAACTCAGCATTTAATACAAGTGCAAAATTTGGAAGCCACTCCTATTACACAGGTACAAATAGTAGTGATGTGTTTACAATACCATACAATCAGCCACATGCAGCGCAGTGGACAGCTTCCTTTTGGTATAAAAGAGCCGATGTAGGAGGAAATTTGTCGTTAAATAGTAGGATGGTTGATTTTAAAGAGCAGTCAGGAGTTGGAACAAGCATTACTTATGAAAGTGACAATAAGTGGTACTTTCACTTGCAAAGTACTAATAATGGTTTGGGCGGCAAATTAATAGGAAATATAAATGATAACCAATGGCATCATATTGTTGTTGGGTCTTATTTTGACAGTAGTTCAACATCTTACTTTTCAAAAGTTTATGTCGATGGTGTAGAGTCAACTACTAATGTTTCTAGTTATACAAGGAGTGCTAGTAACCCAAACGCAGGTATCGTTTTTGGCGGAACATACAGCTATACAAATGAAATGTATTTTGATCAGGTCAGAATATTTAATAGAACACTGACACAAGCAGAAGTTACTGCTCTTGGTGCAGAATTAGAAAACTCTAATACAGCATTAGGTCAGTATCATGTAGGCGTAACGAACACTTCTGGTCGCATAGACAGTTCATCATTCACAGACATTAACGGAATGACAGCCGCACAAGCTGCCGCAACAGGCACAGTTAACTACGCAGTCTCAACTGATGGTAGAACTACTTGGTCTGTTGCTAAAGGTACTGATGGTGTCAGGCCGATTGTCAGGAATAATTCTGGCACTTGGCAGTATAACAGCGAGAGCAGTACAACGACAGCATCTAATGATATAAGCACTAGCACTTTAACTGATACAGTTGCGTTTGATACAGCATCATATCAAACTGCTCGTAACATACGCTCCTTTTTTAACAACGATGGTACAAGATTATATATTTATGGTTATAACAACGAAGATTTAGTTTCTTATGCTCTATCAACAGCGTATGACATTTCAACTAAAGGCACACATTTACAGAGTGTAAATTTAGGACAATCACCATACAATTTAGTAAATGGTTTTGGCCCAATTTGGAATAACGATGGAACAAAACTATATTATCCAGACCATGCAACTGTAAAAGAACTTGCGGTTTCTACTGCATATGATTTGTCTGCTATCTCTAGTTCTGCTTCACATACACTAACGCCTAGTATAAATGGGCAATTAGCAGGAATTACATGGAAACCTGATGGTACTCGTTTGTATGTAGTAGACGATACATCTACTTTGCGAGTACACACTTATACTTTAACTACTGCATGGGATTTAAGTACAGCCTCTTTAGCTACTACTCATGATGGTTCAAGTTTGTGGTCGCACAGTGGCAATAGGTCTACATCTATTGCTTGGGCTGATAGTGGTTCACAATTGTATGTGTTAGATAGAAATAATGATACAGTGCGTAGATATAATGTTTCAACTGCGTATGATGTTGGTACAGCTACTTACTCAGGTACGAGTAATGATATAGCACTTGGTGGCAGTAATGACCCATGTAGCATTACAATTGATAACAATGATGGTTTATTATTAGTATCAGATTACGGTTCTCAAGATACTTATGAGTATACTCCTACAGGTACGTCAGTTACTGCATATAACACAACACCAACTTGGGCAAATGGTTCAACTAATGATGAACTTTATACATTACAACAAGCTCTATCTGTAGCAGCTAACCGCATGGATAAAACACAACTAGACGCTATCCCAGATGCCAGCCATTTTCCAACTGGCACAAGCCTAGACCTAATGATTGCACTACGCATGGATACGGCTGCAGCTACACTGCCAACTAGCGATGGTGTGACGCTGAATTACGATGCGGCTGCACTGAACGAGGGTGCGGTGCTTGGTACGGATTATGACTTCTTCTTTCCTAGCAGTACCAAGGTGCAGATTAAGTCGTTGGCTGCACAGAACTTGAAGGTACGAGTAGTATAGAGGACTGTAAATGTTTGGTTTTAACCCTATAGCATCATCTCCATTAGGAGCAATAGCAGACGGCGGATTACTTGCTGACGATATTATTGCAGGCGTGCCAACTATATCGGCTGTTACAATGGCAGAGGACGAGACGTTTGCAATTGCAGACATTGCTCTGACCCCAGTAGTTGATAGCATTGCCGTATCAACCACTTACGTAATGGATGTGCCGGATCTTACATCTACTCCAACAGTAGACAATGTCACGATAATATCACAGCAACTTCTTGTAATGAGCGACATAACAGCCGGCACGCCAGTTGTAGATGTTGCGTCTATGACATTTTTCTTTGATTTTACGGCGACAGAAATAACATCTGGAGCGCCAGTAGTTGACGCTGCACAAGTCGAACAGTCAAATAATTTTACGGCAACAGAAATTAAGACGACTCCAACCGTAGATAATATTACGTTTGTGCAAACACATATTTTAACAGCAACAGATATAACGGCAGGCACGCCGACAATACCAGTACGCTTCCTATGGGACGTGCAGGAAATTACACCAGAGACATGGACAAATATTTCTGGTACAACAGAGACATGGACGGTCGTGCAGGACGCGGCATAAAGGAGAAAGCAGATGGCGTTATCAATAACCAAAGCGACAGTAGGGGGCTCTGAGGATACATGGGGGACCACAACAAACACGGCATTGGACAGCATTGTATCCGAGATAAACAACAACGCAGACGGCACAAACGCAACAACGCCAAACATGACATCATTGCAAATTGGCGGCGTGGCAATGACAAGCACGGCTGTGGAGCTTAACAAGCTAGACGGCGCAACTGTCACTACGGCTGAGATTAACATACTTGACGGCGACACAAGTGCCACGTCTACAACCGTTGTAGATGCAGACCGCGTTGTGTTTAACGATGATGGCACAATGAAGCAGGTAGCACTGTCAGACATAAAAACGTACATTAATGCCTCCGCAGGATCTGGCTCAGTTACAAGCGTTGGTCTTAGTGTACCAACTGGATTAAGTGTTAGCGGTTCACCTGTTACGACAACAGGCACACTAGCAATCTCACTAGCCAGTGGTTACAGCATCCCAACTACGTCTAGCCAATCAAACTGGAACACTGCTTATGGGTGGGGCGATCACGGAAGTGCAGGTTACTTGACATCTGCCCCTGCGCCAAACACACAGCAAGTTGGATCTGCTACGGCAGGTTTGGCTTTAGGCGCAGTCGGCTCTTATGCGTTTCTTAAACCTGCTACGTCAGCAGGTTCTACGGTTGCCGGAAGCTCTCTTTATTATTCTGACAGTAATGAAAACGCAGGAAGCAACCCTAGCGGTACTTGGCGTTGTATGGGTCACTCAACAACAAATGGTGTAACAGTATTTTTAAGGATTTCGTAAATGGCAATTACAATTACACAATATCGCAACGCTACATCTCTCATCGAAGATAACACACTTATGAATGTAGAAATAAATCACCCTGATTACAGTTGGATACCTTACACAATATCATCTAGTGACACAGACCAAACAATAGATAATACCGCACTTTTGGCTCTTATTGGCTCTGACTTTACTGCATCTACTCAAGAAGCTCGTGACGCAAGGTTAGGCTCTGAGCAAAGAGCTGTAAGAGACAATAAACTGCAATCAGAAGTAGATAGCATCGTATCCAACCCACTACGTTGGGCAGATATGACGTCAGAAAAACAAACTGAGTGGTCACAGTACCGTACAGACTTATTAAACGTGCCACAGCAATCAGGATTTCCAAACACTATTTCATGGCCAACAAAACCAGAGTAACGACATGCCGCTAATACCGCTAAAAATTCCTGCCGGATTTCACAGAACAGGCACAGACCTCGATGCAGCCGGTAGGTGGCGCGACGGGTCACTGGTGCGATGGAGAGACGGGTCACTTAGGCCGATTGGCGGTTGGCGTGTAAATGAGAACATAGCTTCCATTACGACTAACGCGCCCCGTGGTATGCACACATGGGAAAGTAACAACGGAACAAGATACGTCGCCGCAGGGTCGTACAACGAGCTGTTTGCCGTTGTATCTGGCGGTACGGCATACGACATTGCTCCTACAGATCTTTCAACAGGATCAGAAAGCGCATCTGTAAACATTGGCTACGGATATGGCTTTTACGGAGTTGGCGCATATGGTACACCTCGGCCAGACACTGGCAACCTCGTTGCTGCAACTACTTGGTCTCTAGATAATTGGGGCGAGTACCTCTTGGCGTGCTCCACGGCAGACGGTAGGATCTTGGAGTGGCAGCTTGGTACGTCGTCTAAGGCCGCAGTAGTAGCCAACGCGCCGACCAATAACCTCGGTATAATCGTAACCGAAGAGCGATTTGTGTTTGCGCTCGGCGCAGGCGGCAATCCGCGTAAGGTGGCGTTTTCAGATCGCGAGGATAATACGACTTGGACGCCGGCTTCGACAAACGAGGCAGGCGACATAGAGCTGCAAACGTCAGGCCAGATAGAAACGGCTATCAGAACTCGTGGCCAAACGCTTATCCTGACAGATGTCGATGCACACACAGCCCGATATATAGGACCGCCTTATGTGTACTCTTTTCAACGGGTTGGCACATCCTGCGGCATCATATCAAGACGTGCGGCAGCCGACGTAGACATGGGCGTTTTCTGGATGGGTAACGGCGGCTTCTTCCGGTTTGACGGTAATGTTGTTTCAGAAATACCCTGCGCCGTGCATGATTATGTCTTTGGCGATTTAAATACCTCGCAGAAAAGTAAAACGTGGGCGTTTACAAATGGCCAGTTTGGAGAGATCTGGTGGTTTTACTGTTCTGGCAGCTCAACAGAGATAGATCGATACGTTGCATTTGACTACAAGGAAAACCATTGGCTCATAGGAAGCCTCTCGCGCACCTCTGGTGCATCTAGAGGTGTATTTGAGTACCCTATGCTTATGGGGCAAGATGGCGCCATGTTCGACCACGAGGTTGGCCTAAGCTACGTTGACACTCAAACATACACGGTCACAGTTGCAAGCGTTGGCGGTGGCAACAGGTTTATTTTAGACGGCAGTAACTATCCTGCAATTACACTTAAACGCGGATACACCTATGTCTTTGACCAAAGTGATGGCAGCAACTCTGGCCATCCACTGGCTTTTAAAAATGCAAGTGACGCCTCGTATACTTCTGGAGTTACAAGCACTGGAACCGTAGGCAACGCAGGGGCAAAAACAACTTTTGTTGTGCCAAGCGATGCGCCTGCAAGCTTGAAATATTACTGCACTGTACATGGTAACGGCATGGGCAATAATATTACCGTGATAGACGCAGATGGCGTATTTGCAGAAAGCGGCCCGTTTAGCATGGGCTCTGGCGATAAGATTATGCAGGTAACCGACCTAATACCAGACGAGAAAACGCAGGGCGACGTAAATATTAAGTTTAAAAGCAGGTTCTATCCAAACGCAACAGAATCAACTCACGGGCCTTTTACGCCTGCCAACCCTACAGCCGTCAGGTTTTCTGGTCGCCAGATACGCATGAGGATTGAGGGCGACACGCCGTATGCAGCTTGGCGCGTTGGCACTATGCGTATTGATGCTAAAGCCGGTGGTCGCAGATAATGGCGGCTCCAGTACTCCCACCTATTGGCGATGACGTAAAGGCATGGGGGCAAAACCTAACGACATATTTGCAGCGCCAGTTATCGCGCTTTTACCACAAGACGGCAGATGACAACCCATCAGAAGATGGCGTCGTGCTTTGGGATAGCTCCAAAAAATATGCAGTTATCTCATCAGCAGGCGCATTTAGGCAGCTCGCCACAAAGCAAGCCACCCCTGCGTCTAGCGTTGGCTCTACTGGCGACGTTATCGGCATGATTGCGTGGGATACAAATTACATTTACATTTGCACTGCTTCCTATGACGGCTCTACGGCTATCTGGAAACGTGTCGCGCTGAGCACTTGGTGATGAAATGTCGGCTAGGGGTGTAAATATGCTAGATAATGTAGTAAGGTTAGAAACAAAGCCAAAGGTGAGCATTTTGCCCGTGTTATCTCAAGACTTTGATCAGTACGTTAGCGAGGGCATGGAGTTACTGGCTCCTGCGATACTGAGGCAGTCTCACAACGTCACAATGCAGGACGTTGAGGACGACATAAGAGGCGGTGGCTGCGTTATGTGGCTCATTAGTCTCGAGGACAAGTTAGTAGCAGCCATGACAACCGTGGTTGTAAAGCACCCTCAAAGAAAAAATTTAAAGATTGAGTTTATTGGCGGTAAGCGTATGAGGCAATGGATGAACGAAGCGATAGACCTTATGAAAAAATTAGCGTTAGACGCAGGGCTAGACGCCGTTGAGGCTGACGGGAGAAAAGGTTTTGAGAAATATGTAGATGCGTCGCCGTTTAGGTCGGTGTATACTCATTATGAGATGGAGTTAAGATAATGGGATCTAAAAAAACCGAAACAAAAAGTATGCCACAATTCCAACAGGATTTTTTGGAAGGCACTGTAATACCATTTGCCCAAGACTTTCTGGCTAAAGACTACCAGAGTTATGAAGGTGACCGCGTTGCAGGCATGACGCCATTAGGCGAGCAGGCAATGACCGGTTATGGCGCCTTAAATATGGGCGCCCCCTCGTATGGCCAAGCAGCAGACGCATATGCTCAATTAGCCACAATGGATGCCCCTACAATGCAAGCAGCCCAAATTGGAAATGTTGGCAGCATTGCAGATGCAAACATGGCTAATTACATGTCGCCATACACTGACGCAGTTATTGAATCAGGATTGCGCGATTTGGGTGGCGCACAAGAAATGGCGTTAAATCAGCAAGGCGCCCAAGCCACGGCTGCCAAGGCATTTGGCGGATCTCGCCAAGGCATAGCCGAAGCCGAGACACGTAAGGCATACGGCCAACAGGCGGCGGATCTCATTTCACGAGAAAGGGCAAACGCATTTAATCAGGCGCAGCGTGCAGCTCAGTTCGACATTACTGGCCAACAGCAACGCGCAATACAGCAAGCGCAGTTTGATCAGCAAGCAGGGATGTCAGGGCAGCAAGCCGCTCTGGATGCCGCAAGGCTCCGAGGCGCAGGCGCCGCCGGACTTGGCTCGATTGCAGGACAACAGCTACAGTCTCAGCTTGCAGGACTTGGCGCACAAACTGCGGCAGGCGAAGCCCAGAGGCAGCTTGGCCAAGCAGGGCTTGATGCTCAATTCCAAGACTTTATGGCTGCACAAAACTACCCACTTACTCAGTTTGGCGTTCTAACTGGTGCGGCAGGGGCCATACCTCAAGGTTACGGCACAACCACGACAAGAACCGGTGGGCTTGGGCCTGCGTTGGGTGCTCTAGGTAGCGTTGGCATGGGTTTTGGCATGGCAGGAATGGGGCCATTAGCAGGGCTTCAAGGCAGTGGCATGGGTTTTAATCCATTTTCATTTAATTAGGATGGCGTCATGAAAGAAATAATTTTAACACCAGAAATGATCCAACAATATAATCTCCAAGGAGCTATGGCCGGTGAAATAGCGTCTATGGATGATATGATAAAAATGGGCCTTGTTGATCAGAAAACAAATTTACCTTTGCTTCCAAAAAGAGATCAAGAAGCAGAAAATATTGCTAATGAATCTGTAGAAGCTGTTGTTAATAATCCGCCACAAAATAAAGTAACGCCTCTTGTAGATCCTAACACAATGCAACGGTATTTTGTTAACCAAAATAAACAAATGTTAGATTTATTCGCGCAATCACAGCAACAGCAAGAACCGGCTGATCCAACGTCAAATCTTTCAAAAAATCAAAGAATGATGCTTGCATTTGCAGGTATTAGAGACGCAGGCATGGCCTTGCAAGGCAAAAACAGTAGCACTGTTTCTGATCTTTTAGGTTCATTTACAAAGCAAGCTGACGTAGATCGTAAGGCGGCGGCAGCGTTGCAGACACAACAGTTTCTTCAAGGAATGACCCAATTCGGGCCGCAAGGCACTGGAGCGATGCCAGAGGGCATGTCAAATATTGATATGTTGAAAGCGCGAAGAGATAACATTCTATCTCAATCTTTTGCAATAGATCCACGGTATATGCCTGTCGTGCAAAGCACATTAAATGAGCTAAACAGACAAATTAAAGAGCTAGAACAGAAATCGGCAAAAGATGAGGCTTCTGCAACTGGAGCCCGTACTGTTTTAGATACAGTAGGCAGTTTAGTTGGCGCAATAGAAGAAGACGGCAATATGATTACTGGCCCTATTGGTATGATTTTAGGAACAATGCCATTTACAAAAGCAGGCGAAGCTAGATTAAACATTCAAACACTAAAGGCAAACTTAGCCTTTGATGCGCTAAGAGGTATCAAAGCTAGTGGGGCCACCCTTGGTGCAGTTAGCGCACCAGAACTGGCGTTGCTTGAAGCTAAAGTTGCCAACCTTGATTTAAATAGAGGTAAAGATGCAGTTATAGCAAGTTTGAAAGAAATAGATCGATACTACAAGCAGCTTATCGTAAACGCCTATAAAATATCAGAAGATCCAACAAAACTAGACGCTATATTTGGTGGCCGACCTGCGTGGGCAGATGGGCAGCAAATGGATTTACAAGCATTAGAATTTACTCGTACAAATGTGCCACAAGGCGAGTTAATTGTTGACCGAAACGGTGGCAATAAAGTGTACAGATATATTGGCGGCCCAAGAAATAAAGCAAGTAGCTATGAAGAGGTAAATTAATTATGGCAGGCCCATCTTGGACAGACCCAAATTTTAAAGAAAAATCTATCGGCCCCTCTTGGACAACTTCTGAAGAAATAGAAGTCCCAGAAGGCGCTGAGCTTGTAAAAGAATTTGACGACGGTACGTACATATTAGAGCGTGGTGGAGTGCAGACATTTGTTGACCCCCAAGCGGCTTATGTAACATCAGATCCAAGTAAGATTGCAGAGATAGTATCAAGTAATGGAGGCGGCCAACGATCTGGCGACATCTATCGTGGAGATCTAGCGCAGGAGCTAATTGGTGGAGAGACGCCCACAAGAATACTATCTGCAATGCAGGGCATACCGTTTTTAAGAGAATACATACCAAATATCGCAGGCGCAGGGGCGTCTATGGTAAGCAGGATGGACGAAAACCAAGGTGCATCAGCAGGAGATATTACCGGATTAATAGAGCAGGCTACAGCCCGTAGAGAGCAGGAAGCGCCCAAAACTGTGTTAGGGTCTAGGCTTGTAACCGGTGGAGCTGCGGCTGTTCCGTTTGCTCCTGCAATAACAGCCAAAACAACAGTCGGTAAAATTGCTCAAGCAACTGGTTATGGTGGCGGCATTGGCGGCGCAGAAGGTTTTGTGTCTGGTTTAAAAGATGGTTTTTCAGAAGCGGTTGAGCAAGGCACAACTGGAGCCAAGTTTGGCGCAGGTTTTGGAGCCGCAGGAACTGCCGTAGCAGGTCCGGCAGGGTTTTTGTATGGCAAGTATTTAGAAGGACCAGTACAGCGAACTATAGAGAGCATAGGCTTTAAGAAAGACGCAGCAAAAGTAGTCCAAGACGCATTGACTGCCGACGCCGCAGACGCAGTTGAAAGCGCTAAAGTGTCAGGCCCATATGGATCTCTGTCAGTATTAGGCCCAAATGTGACAAGTCTTTTAGATTACGTGGCTAATACGTCTGGATCTGGGCAGAGAATAATAAGAGATAATTTAAACGATACGGCCTCGGTTGCCTCTAAAGATCTTAATACCTCACTTGATAATAGTTTAGGAAGTATAACTGGAGGACCGAAGTCTCAAAAAGATGCTATAATGGCTAGTACGGCAGACGCAAGGCGCAAATTGTACGGCGAGGCATACGACTTTAACATTATTCCAGATAAACATGGTGACGTTGTTACGTTGCTGTCACGGGTTTCTGATGCAGATTTATCTGGCGCTAAAACATTACTTAAAGAAGCAGGCGAAAAATTTGATTTAGAAAATCCAACTGTAGCAACTATTGATTACATAAGTAGACAATTATTTGATCAAGCTCAAAGTTTAAAAAATGCAGGAAATACAGCCGCAGCAATGTCAAAAAGAAACTTGGCCTTCCAACTGCGGTCATCTCTTGATGAGATAAACCCAACTTACAAAGCTGCAAGGGCGGCAGGGAAAGACGCAATAGACCAGAAGCTTGCCGTAGATTTAGGCAACGACATACTTAGTCCTAAAATATCTCGTGAAGATGTTTCTATTGCTCTGGACGCATTAGACGCGGTTGGTATTAAGCAACTTAAAATAGCTTTAAGAAACAAATTAGACGAAGTTGCTGCAAACGCAAAAGTTAATCCAAGTGGAAATAATGATGCAGAGCTTGTTGAGGCTTTAGCTCAACTAAAAGCACTTAACACTAGGGCAGTAGCTGAAAAGTTACGCATGGTTTTAGGCGATGAAGCTGCCGATTTACTTGGCCAACAAATAAGCGACACATCAGCGGCCTTTGCTCAGCGTGCGGCTGTGGCGCTTAATTCAAAAACTGCAATTAGAACGGCGATTGATCAGAGAGTTAAAGAGCTAACTGGTGAGAGCATAGGTGAGACCGTAGCAAAGCAAGGTCTCTTACCTACTGCGTCAGGTGCAGTTACTCAGTCGCTGATCGGAGGGCCGAAGCAGGCTGAGAGAGTAAGAAAAGTTGGCGAGGAAATAGCGCCAGTGCTAACGCAAAGAATGTCTCCAGAAGATTTGCTTTTACAAGCTCAACGCATGGGGTCATTAGCGCCACAAATTGCTCAAGCACAAGAAGCTAAAAATCTTTTCCAAGAAAGACTTCGTAGTGGAGGCATGGGTCTTGGCACTGCAACTGGAGGTCAGTTGGGACAGTCAGACTTCACAATAGAAGATCTGATGCGAGACATGGGACTGTCCAACTTTTCATATAGATAGACCTTAACTCTTCTTAGCCTTCTTCTTTGGCGCCTTGCCGCCTTCCCAAGCTTCGTTTTCCGGTGTCGCAGGATCGTCTGCTTTTAGCGTGCCGTTACTATTACGAGCTCGCTTTGGCGTTGATGATTCGGTTAGTGCGGTTATCTCTGCATCTTGGCGTTTAATAATTGCCGCAGCATCCTCACAAGCCTGCATCATGGCTCTTGGGTTCGAGATCCTATGCGGAAGCTCCAACAGCATAATTAAACTTTGTTCTTTTTCACTTAACATTTTATTCTCCAAGTCGTTAACATAATGTAAACTACCATATGCTGCTTGTTTTTCAATACTTTAAGCTATATGTTGACAACATACCTCTGAGAGCTTCATGCCTGTAAGCTCTTACACTTGCCCCGAGCTCTTCCTCCTTTTGGATCTCGGGGCTTTTTTTATTTGCATTTGTGTTAACCCTCAGTTAACGTGATAATCCTATAAAAAATAAAAAGAGGTTATACCATGTTTAATAGTAATGAAGTTCAACCACACATATTAAAGTCTGATGAGATCGAAAGTAAGATCTTGTCTATTACGCCAAGTTTGGCGGCGAAGTGGCTGCATAATAATAATTACGGCAATAGGGCGATCAGTCCTTCGGTTGTAAAAAATTACGCACACCAAATGAAGCTAGGTAGATGGATGTTAAGTCCTCAACCTATTATATTTTCTAGACATAAAGGCAGGTTACTTGATGGACAGCATCGATTATCCGCTATTGTAGAAAGTAAGAAAACAATAAAAGCACACTGCTCTGTTGTTAAAAATGACTCTATATTTAAAGTTTTAGATCAAGGTAAAAATAGATCTAATGCTGATATTTTGCACTTACCGACTTCAATTGTAAGTCCGATGCAGTTTTTGCTACGTATTGATACGCATAGAAATTATAAGGTAGTTTCAACTGATATAGAGCCTTACTTAAATTCAACCTTACATCATCGTTTAGAGCACATTAATGAAGTGGTGCAGCCAAGAGATAAGCGTTTTAAAAACAACCCATTTAGAGCGGCATTTGCCGTTGCAACCTGCACTGGTGGAAATTATGAAAAATGCTCCGAAGCATATCGCGCATTATCTCATTTAGATTTTCAAAGCTGTAGCGAAATGATGAAATCATTATACTATCAATTTGATAAAGGGTGGGAGCAAAGTCGAGTTGGTGGAAGTAACCGAAATAATGAATATTTTGTTAGAGGTTTGTATATGTTTTACAATTTAGAAAGTAATAAAACTACAATCACAATAACTGAGCAATTTAAATATGAGGTAAGAAATAAAGTTAGAATGGTTATGGATACGTGGAGGTCTCACAAAGATGGCTGATGACATAATGACAGACATTTTTAACTGCGATAAGTCAGAAAGACGCAGAATTTTGCAAGAGACAATATATCGAATTAAATGGGAAAATCTTCGCCAAGACGAGCGGAGCAGTACGCGAGAAACTCGCAACTCTCATCGTGGCGATTGTTGGTCTAAATCAGGTAACAAAAGGAAAGACGATGATTAAATATTTTACTTTCATGGTGCTAACTTATTTCGTGCAAGGCGAACAGGTGACCCATAATATAATGTTCTCTAGCTATGACGGTTGCAGCTATTCTAAGGCCGCTATGTACGCTATAATGGAAAATGAGCATGATGATGTGCTAATCCACTGTAAAGGCACTACAGTGGCTTCTAATATGCTTATAAAGCCTAAACCAAGACCGGAGGTAACCAAATGGTAGATGAAGGACAGTTAATTTTAGAGTTTGCAATGGCTGCAAAAATTGTTGATCGTGCGGAAAGTGGAATACCGCAAGATCGATGGATACGTGGAGACCACGAAATGGAAGCTTTTGTGAAGTGTTATATTAATCTAGCTGCGGCAGTTGAGTTTCTAAAGAAAGAACTTAGAAACAAAGGCTCTGAGTCGATGAGCATTGACAACCAGTACACTTAAACAATAGACAAGGCGAGCTCTAGCGTTTCTTTATTTCGCCTTGTCCACCCTTTCCCATAATGCTCAAAATCATCTAAACCCTCGTAAAACTTTTGACGACCATAGTAATAGTTGTCGAGCACTTCCTTTGGATCTCTGTCATGCACTGCGGCAATCGTCATTTTTCCGATAGCGCCGTCCACAGTAAGGCCACCAGTAGCCTTTTGTAAGATCTTAGCAGCCCTGCTAGGACCGGCGTTCACACACATGTCACTGACCGAGATGTCAACGCCAGATGGGAGCTTATCTGCGTGTATGACATCCCAGTAGTTTTTTTTATAAAGCGGCTTGACGTCTTCTTCGGTCAAAGCTTTCATAACATCTTTAGGCGCAGGTTTGCCAGTATACTTAGCCCAGTTCCATGCAGTAACGCCGAGCATTGTAGAGCCTTCGTTGCCATGACCGTCACCTTTGGCATTACCATTGTCGCGCTGATCGTCTGTAAAACCACCCTCATGCTTAATAAGCATTTTAAAAAACATGTACCAATTTTCTTTCATCTTACTCTCCTACTGGCTCTTTATCGCCACATACCCTGACATACACCATATCTGAGGTATAACTTTCCGACCATTTATTTTCTGTAAATGTGCAGAAATGCCATAGGTCATCTACGTCTGCATTAAGTAAATCCAGACTATCTTGATGAGCTGATACCTCTCCCTGCAAATGCTCTAAGTCATGGACCAGTGAGCTGATATACCAGACCAATGCAACCAACTGCACAGCCATTGCAAAGGCTAATCCGATGTTCACTTTCATTTTTTTACACCATAATATTTTGACACTGCACGATTACCAAACCAAAAAGACATTATTGCAGCGAACAATCCTTGCGTTTCTTGCGTCCACATTAAAGGTACTGCGTCTGTCCAGTTGCCACCCTCTGCCATAACTCTTAAAATGACTACCGTCTGTACGGCGACGAAAAGAGCAAAAAAACAATAAGTAATAACAGGCCTGACACTTCCACGAAGTGCGTTGACAAAACCTCCAGAATCCATTGAATCATGTTTATATAACCCCTCTGTCTCTTTAATCTCTGCTTGCTTATCTATAATATTTAGCTTGAGCTCGTTGCGCTTGGTCATCATATCCATCTCAACTTTCATGCGCTCAAGCTTGTGTTTGTGGTCTTGACTAGCTTTGAAATAGTTTAAAACTTCTGGCAAAAACGATGTACCAAAGCCCAACAGACTGCCTAGTAATGTCATCATTGTTCATTCTCCATTTTTACACTTGCTGATTTGCCGTTTGATTTTGCGCTGTAAGCATTAAACCCCATGAACGCCCCCACCACGGCACTGGCTGACAACACGTAAACTGATGCAACATCTGTTATTAAACTTGCCGCCTTATCAAATCCAAGAACAGAAGCAAGTAAGATAAAAAAAGGATAAACCAACATTCCTGCTAATGCAAAACCAGTGAATCTACGCTCTGAATTGCGCTTTAAATCTTGGTCTACCATCTCCAATCTGGCCCGTTCGAGCTTCAGATTATCCCACTCATTTCTCTCTATGACCCCATTTTTATTGGTGTCTACTCTATCAAATTCTGTCATCTCTTCGCCTTCGCATATGCAATTGCTATTCTTTTTTCCCGTGTGATTATAACAACTTTACCAGATTTGTCATATATTATGTATTTACCTCGACGCTCGACTACAATCACAGTTCTATTTTAATGCACACAACTTTTGATTTATCGCTCGTCACAAGAACTTTAGCTTCCTCTTTGGCAATCTCACACACTTCTTGCTTGGTGTAGCTGCCAATATGATAATGCTCAAAGCCTTGCGTTGCTAACTGAACCCAGAGTAAAACCCACATCTACCACCTACCCTGCCATTTGCCTAAAAAGTAAAAGCCTGCAAACAAAATGCCGCCACTAATAGCAAAAATTACGGCGCCAATAGCAAAGTTAATCATGGCGTCTATTTGTTCCTGCTTACGATACAACTCATCTTTACGCCTTTTGCGTTGCTGCGCCTCGATGGCCAAAACCTCTTTCCATGCTGACGGCCCGTACATGAACGAGATTTCATCCTTCAAGGATTGACGCATCTCCTTGAATTTACGCTCATTATTCCAGAGTAAGATCGCGTTTTCCTCGTCGCTACCTTTGAACGTCTTTTTCCAAAATGGAGGGTTCTCCTCACGCCGTTGAAGCTCTGTAAAATCTGAAAATGCTTTGCCCCACTGATTTAGTTGGCCGGCCATTTCCCCTAGATCCTTGCCGGCGGAAATGGCGCCCTTGAGCGCCTTAAAGCTTCCGGTGGCGAGAGCTACGCATCCACTGATTGTAACGGGGTCCATTTTAGCCCATGAATGTCATATTCAACAGCAGCAATAAACTTGCACCAGTAATGGCAATCATCACCGACTGTAACTGGCGTATTTTATTGTATAAATCTTTAAACTGTATTTTCATTTCAGTTTTAATTTCTGCAACTTGGATCTGTATTTCGTCTATACGCTCATGCGCTGATGATACTGTACGTTTATCCATAGATAAGTCCCTTTCTGCTTTGCGTCTCTTTTAACATATATAATAGGGCTTGTACATCTGTTAACAATTTGTTAACGTATATATATAACGAATCAACGGAGGTAAAAAATGTACTATACACTTTTAGAAACAATTAATGACCACATAGTAAAAGCAAAATTATGTTTACAGCCAGATATAACTTTTGCCGCAAAAGCTCATAAAAAAGAAGCTATGCAACTTTTAAACGCAGCTTATGATAGATTAAAAACAGCTAACACTAGATATGCAATTCTATCTTTATCACGAGAAGATAATTTTTCTATACCACATGATCTTTTTCAAATTCGTGATAAGCATTTTAGGCTTTTTATGAAAGATTATCACGAAGACCTTAAAAGACTAGTGCAGTTACGATCAGATTTTAAAAATATAAAAGTAGTAAAGGTTGGGGCGTAAGCCCCTCCCACATTCTTTGAGCCTTGCTTTCTTTTTAACAAGTAGTTAACAATAAGAAAAAACGGAGTTAACACAATGGAACTAAAACAGATAGGCCCACGTATTCGTAAAGAAGTTTACGACAAATTTGCGAAGGACTGTGAGAACACACGATATAGTCAGTCTGTGATTATCGAGAAGCTTATTATTAACTACTTGAAGGACAAAGGCTATGAGTTCGCCAGTGACATTAGGGATTGATTGCGGCTACCGCCACGGCGGTGTCGCTCTCATCTCGGATGATTGGTCAGAGGTTCACGACCTGCCAGTTTACAG